ATATTAGAAATGTTAGATTTTCATTCCTTAGAGATGATTTAGTTGATGCTGATGTAGTTCCTGAAGTAGGAGATATTATTTTATATCAAAATGATTACTATGGAGTTAGCTCTACAATTTCAAATCAATATTTTGTAGGTAAAAACCCAGATTATCCAAATAATAGTTCTGATGGAACACCTAACCCACTTAATCCTGGATTAGAAGATTTTGGAACTAATTTATCTATAATTTGTGAAACTTACTATATACCTAGAGATAAAGTAGCTATTTCACCTTATAAAGAAAGATTTTAATGTCAACTAAGTATAGAAAACCCATACCAAAGACTCAAAGAGAAATAAGTATTTCTCAACAAACGGCTTCTGATAAGCAAAGGGGAAATCCTAATGCTCAAATTAATCCAAATGAAAGTCAAACAGGTATTGCTTTTAATAGATCTACTAAGTTAACAGCTAAAAAAGATACTTCAAAAGATTTATCTATAGGAATACAAGATATAGATGAAGCAGTATTTTATTATTTTAACAATGTTATTAAACCTTTTGTTTATCAAAATGGAGAAAGAAGAACAGTACCTATAATATATGGTAGTCCTGAAAGATGGAAATCATTTCAAAGAGATGGTTTTTATAGAGATGCAGATGGAGCTATAATGTTACCTATTATAGTAATACAAAGAAATACTATTACTAAAGATAGAAGTACATACAACAAATTAGATGCTAATATGCCTAATTTATATGGTACATTTGAAAAAGGATATAATTCAAAAAATGTTTATTCTAATTTTAACTTATTAAATAATAGGAAACCTGTAAAACAATTTAAAACCATTGCAGTTCCAGATTTTTTAACCTTAAATTATAACTGTATTATTCAAACTTATTATATGGAACAATTAAATAAAGTAATTGAGTCTATAGAATATGCTTCTGATGCTTATTGGGGTAATCCTGATAGATTTAAATTTAAAGCTAAAATAGATAGTTTTACAACAGCTACAGAAATTACAGCGGGTAAGGATAGATTAGTAAAAGGTACATTTGATGTTAATTTAAGAGGTTATATTATACCTAATGTTATACAAAAAGATTTAAATTCTATAAAAAAATATAATACTAAATCTAAAGTAGTAATTACAAGTGAAACAGTATCTAACATAGATAACACTTCAAGCCCTACAGATTATCAAAATCCTAATTCAGAGGGTAGAGTTAGATAATTTTTAAAAAGTTTGGATATATTTATAACTATAAATAAAAAGAATATATAAGTTATGGAAACAATTAAGTTATCAGAAAAAGAACTGCAATCATTAAAAGATTTGCAAAACGAAGGAAACCAATTAGTGTTTGCTTTAGGGCAAATAGATACTCAAAAGGTATCTATTTATGAAAAGATTAAAGAAGTTCAAGAAAAACAAAATAAAATTGGAAAAGAACTTTTTGAAAAATATGGTGATGGAGAAATTAAATTAGAAACTGGAGAATTTATAAAACCAGAATAATTTTTTGAAATTACCTCTAATATTTATAATAAAAACAATATTAATTAATACAAACAATGGCAGAAACTTTAATATCTCCCGGAGTATTAGCTCGAGAAAACGATCAGTCCCAAATTACTCAAGGACCAGTAGAAGTAGGAGCTGCAATTATTGGACCTTCAATTAAAGGTCCTGTTGAAATTCCAACATTGGTTAATTCATACAGTGAATATTTAGCAATATTTGGAGGATCAGTAATAAGTGGTTCAGTACAATACTCATACTTAAATCAAATCGCAGCTAACAATTATTTTAGACAAGGCGGAAATTCATTATTAGTAACCAGAGTAGTTTCGGGTTCATTTTCAGGTGCTAAAACATTTGAAATATTTAATGGAGTAGGCCCAGCAGCAGTAGATTTAAGATCATCTTCTTTTGAACTAACAACTATAGCTGAAGGTGACATTATGAACAACAGTGCATCTGCACAGTCTCAATTATTATCTAATGGTTCATTAAGAAGTGGATCGGTTGATAATGTAAGATGGGAAGTAACAGCTGTTAACACTTCTTCAGGTGTATTTAGTTTAATAGTTAGAAGAGGTGACGATAATAATAATCAAAAATCAATACTTGAAACTTATAACAACTTATCATTAGATCCAAAACAACCAAATTATATTGCATCTGTAATAGGTGATCAATATTATACTGTAGAACAGGATGGATCTGATTATTATGTTAAAACTAATGGTAATTATCCTAACAGTAGTAGATATGTTTATGTTTCTGCTGTAAATTATCCAACACCAGATTATTTAGATAATAACGGAGATGCTAAAATTCAATATACAGCAAGTTTACCACTTGTAGGTTCAGGTTCATTCTTTAGTGGATCAGGAGATTTATTTGCTGGAGGAGCTGCTAAATTTAATGAAGATATAAATAGCAATAACATTCAAGGTGTTAGTGCTAATGATTATACACAATCAATTAACTTATTAAGTAATAAAGATGATTATCAATTTAATGTATTATCCGCACCAGGATTAATACATGCTAATCATTCTTCTCAAGTTAATTTACTTGTAACTACAGCTGAAACTCGTCAAGATTGTATAGCAGTAGTAGATTTAAGAGGATATAACTCAACAGTAGCCCAAATAGTAAATCAGGCTAGTTCATTTGATAGCTCATATGCTGCTACTTATTGGCCTTGGTTACAACTTATCGATCCTGATTCAGGTAGAACAGTATGGGCTCCTGCTTCAACTTTAATACCTGGAGTATTTGCTTATACAGATGCTTCAAGTGATCCATGGTTTGCACCAGCTGGTTTAACTAGAGGAGGATTAGGTCAAGTAATTAGAGCTGAAAAGAAATTAACTTCAGGACAAAGAGATACTTTATATGAAGCAAATATCAATCCAATTGCCACTTTCCCACAAAGTGGAGTTGTAGTATTTGGTCAGAAAACATTACAGAAAAGATCAACAGCTTTAGATAGAGTAAATGTTAGAAGATTATTAATTGCACTTAAGAGTTATATTTCTCAAGTAGCTGATAATTTAGTATTTGAACAAAATACAATAGCTACAAGAAATAATTTCTTAACACAAGTTAATCCGTACTTAGAAGGAGTACAACAAAGACAAGGATTGTATGCATTTAAAGTAGTAATGGATGATACAAATAATACACCAGATGTTATAGATAGAAATGAGTTAGTAGGTCAAATTTACTTACAACCAACTAAAACAGCTGAATTTATTATTTTAGATTTCAATGTATTACCAACTGGAGCAACATTCCCAGCATAAGAATTAAAAAATAAAATATTTATAATAAAATAAAAAACATAAAATGGCAGTATTAGATCCTAACGAAATATTTTTTACAGCATTTGAACCGAAACAAAAGAATAGGTTTATCATGTATATTGATGGTATTCCATCTTATACCGTTAAAGGAGTAGGAGCTGTATCATTAACCCAAGGAACAGTTCCTTTGAATCATATTAATGTTCAACGTTACGTTAAAGGAAAATCAGTTTGGAATACAATCCAATTTACCTTATTTGATCCAATCACACCTTCAGGAGCTCAAGCAGTAATAGAATGGGTAAGATTGCATCATGAATCGGCAACAGGTAGAGATGGTTATTCTGACTTCTATAAAAAAGATTTAACATTTAATGTATTAGGTCCTGTAGGAGATATAGTATCTGAATGGGTTATCAAAGGTGCTTTAATAACTGAAGCTACATTTGGTGATTATAGCTGGGACGATGTAGATGCTGCTCAAGAAATACAAATGACTGTTCAACCAGATTATTGTATATTAAATTTCTAAAACACACCCAACCCTTATATATTCTGAAAATAGCTTGACATTGTCAAGCTTTTTTCTTTCTCGCGCGGAAAATTTGGCTACCTGAGATAGGAAGCGTATATTTACCCTGTAAATAATTAAAAATAATAAAGGTTATGAATAATACAATCAAAATTAAAAGAGGTAGACCAAGCCATAAAGTTGGTAATGTTGTTAGAAGGTTTAAACCTACTACAATGAAAATGAACGACTTCAAATTCAACCCAGAATTATTTGTTCCAATGAAAACTGGTACTAAAATTGATGCATTACTTTCTAGTGAAGGCGGAATGATGAAAGGTACTAATGTTGCATTCGTTGGTGATCCAGGTGTTGGTAAAACTACTGTTTTATTAGATATGCTTGCTAATCTTCAAAATAATGGCCATAAAACACTTTTTATTAGTGGTGAGATGACTCAAATTGATATGGTTGGTATGGTTAAAAGGTTTCCAAAATTCGGTCAATTACCTATTTTATTTATGGGTGATTGGATTGAGCATGATCCATTAGTTATTATAAAATCAATACTTAGTGAAGGATGGGATTCAGTTCTTATAGATTCATTTGCAGAGTTAGCAGTTGCTGTGGTAGATTTCCATGGTGGTACTATGAAAAATGCAGAAACTCAATTATTGAATTTATTTGAAAAGCATAATAAAGCTGATAATCAATCTAAGAAAAACACTAACTTTATGATTATACAGCAGGTTACTAAGGGTGGAGAATTCGCTGGTAGTAACAGGTTTAAACACATGATTACCGCGATGGCTCATATAAAATTCCAACAAGATGGTGGTAGAGCTATATGGTTTAGTAAAAACCGTAGAGGTGGTGAAATGAATAAATTACATTTTAGTTTAAGCCAAAAGAATCATGTCGGGTGGTTATTTACCGAGCCATTAAATATGGCAATATAACCTTTATTATTATTTACGTTAGAAAATAGCTTGACTTCGGTCAGGCTTTTTCTTACATTAATATGTATAATAAACAACGTTGTTATAATAAAATAAAGATTATGAGTGAATTTAAATTTCCAACTGAAGAAGTTGAATTACCATCTAAAGGATTAGTATATCCTGAAAGTAATCCCCTTTCTAGCGGTAAAATAGAAATAAAATACATGACTGCTAAGGAAGAAGACATTTTATCTAACCAAGCTTATATCCAAAATGGTACAGTTTTGGATAAACTTTTAGAATCTGTAATTGTTTCTAAAGTTAATCTTAAGGATTTAATATTGGGAGATAAAAATGCAGTATTAATTGCTACAAGAATATTAGGTTATGGGGCAAATTATAAAGTTAATATAAATGGAAAATCTCAAGATATTGATCTTTCCCAGTTAGAAAATAAACCATTTGATGGTTCTGATATGATTGGGGGGAAAAATGAATTTTCTTTTAAATTACCTACTAATGATACCGTAATTACATATAAAATATTAGATGGACATGATGAAGTAAAAATTGATAAAGAATTAAAAGGACTTAAAAAAATTAATAGAAATGCTTCACCTGAAGCTTCTACTAGATTAAAATATACTATACTTTCAGTTAATGGTGATAGTGAAAGAAAAACCGTTAGAGAATTTGTAGATAACTACTTTTTGGCACGTGATGCAAGAGCATTTAGAGATCATTTAAGACAAACTCAACCTGATGTTGATCTTAATGTATTTCTAGATTCGGGGGAGGAGGTAACTGTCCCCATAGGGCTTAACTTTTTTTGGCCTGACTTTGAAAACAGCACCGGAGTTTAGAAAAGGTTTATTTAGGCATATACATGAAATAGTATTTCATGGAAAAGGAGGATATGATTTTCTAACTGTGTATAATATGCCAATCTGGTTAAGAAAATTCACATTTTCAGAAATTCAAAGTTTTTTTATAAAAGAATCAAAAGCTTACGAAGAATCAAAAAGTGGAAAATCCGGAACTACAACTTTAGTTGATTCAGAAGGTAAAGTAAACACCCCAGAATTTTTAAAGGCATCAAAACCTTATAAAAATAAGAGCAGCTATAAATAGTTGCTCTTTTTAATATTTATAACAAAACTATTTTATGCCTATAGGTGACGGAAAAGCTAGAGATGAAGTAAAAGGAATAAATCAGGAAATTGGATTTATTCTTGATGCCATTACTAGCATTGGAGATAAATTAGTTACATCCTTTGAAACTGCTGTTGATAGTGCTGGTGATCTTGGGGGTGCCGTAGATGTTGTAGGTAAAACAGTACAAAGAGGATTAGTAGCTGATCTTAAATCGGCAGTTAAATCTACAGAAAACCTTATAAATCTATCTGCAAAATTAACTAGGGGGACATTAACTCAAAAAGATATAGCTAAAGAACAAGAAAGGATTGCTTTTAATAGAGCTAAACTAGATGCAAAAAGACAAACATTTGGTAATAGACTAACTAAAAAACAACAAGAATTATTAGCACTTGAAGAAGCCGAATTAGACGCACAAGAAAAAACTCTTAATAATATTGAAGAAGAAAATAATAAACTTCAACAACAAAAAGGTATATTCCAACTTCTACAGGAAAATTCAGCAGGCCTAGCGAATAAAATTGATAAAAGTGGTCAACTAGCTAAAATTTTAAGTGGCAATGTAGGTTTATTATTTACCCCTCTAAGACTAGCTGAATTAGCTATTATAGGAATAGTTGAGGCATTTAGGGAAGCTGATAAACAAACTATAGAATTAGCTAATTCTTTGGGCTTTTCATATAATGAAGCTGCTACCTTAAGAGGTGAATTACAAAATGCTGCAAACCTTTCAGGTGATCTTACTATTACAGGTAAAGGTTTAGCTAAGGCTTTAATGGCTTCTAATAAAGAATTAGGAGTATTTAATACTACTATTGATGATAATTTAGTATTATTTGAAAAGCTTCATAAAACTGCTGGATTAACTTACGAAGAACTATCTGGTATAAAATCTATTGCTGACGCTACTGGTGGAGATTTAGAATTACAAACAAAAGAACTTTTAGGACAAGCAAGATTAACTGCGGATAAATTTGGGGTTGCCCTAAATGAAGCTGAAGTAATGAAAGAGATTAAAGATGTATCTAAAGCTACAACTGTCTCTTTAGGTATGAGTACTGCAGAATTAGCAAATGCAGTTTCAACAGCAAAAGCTTTAGGGTTTCAATTAAGTGAAATAGAAGGAATAGCAGGTAATTTACTTGATTTTGAATCATCCATTACTAAAGAATTAGAAGCAGAATTATTATTAGGTAGAGATCTAAACTTAGAAAAAGCAAGACAATTTGCATTAGATAATAATTTAGCTGGAGTAGCAGAAGAAATAGCTAAAAATGTAGGTACTGCCGCAGATTTTGCTAAAATGAATAGATTAGAACAGGATGCAATAGCTGCTGCTGCTGGAACCAATAGAGAAGAGTTAGCAAAATCTTTATTCATAAGAGAACAAATTGGTAATCTTACAGGGGAAGAATATGAATTAAGAAAACAACAAATTGAAAAATTAGAAGCCCAAGGATTAAGTCAAGAACAAATTAAAAAGAAATTAGGTGAACAAAGTTTAGCAGATTTAAAAGCACAAAATGGTATTCAAGAGCAATTAAATAAAACCACAGAAAAATTAAAAGAAACTTTTGCTAGTATAGCTATACCATTAATGCAAATTATTGAACCTATATTAAAAATTTTAACTCCTGCTATTGCTGGATTAGCTATTTTATTATCTCCACTTACTGAAGGATTTAGTTTTATTGCAACTAGTGTATCTAGTTTAATAGGATTATTCCAAGGTACTAATACAGAACTAAGTATAATGCAAGGTATTGTAGGGGGAATAGTTGTAGCTTATGGAAGTTATTTAGCTTTAAGTAAAGGGATAATGGTTATCCAAGGTATTACTAAGGGAATACAAGCAGCTAGATTAGGACTACAGGCTAAAAGTAATCTTTTAGAATCAAAAGGATTAGTAAAAACTGTAGGTACAGCAATTTTTAATGCTGTTGCTTCATTTAATAAAATCCCACCTCCAGTCGGTTTTGCTTTAGGTTTAACCGCTGCTGCGGGTATAGCTTCTATGGCAGCTAAATATTTAACAGCGAATGACTTTGCCCAAAAGGGAGGATATGGTAAACGAATGATGTTTTCCCCAGAAGGGACTATTGCCTTTAATGATAATGATGATATTTTAGCAGGTACAAACTTATTTAATCAAAGATCTGCTCCGGCCGTTTCAAAAAGTAATGAAGAAGCTAAAGAAACTAATAGATTATTAAAATCAATATTACAAAAACAAGGAACTGTAAAAATGGATTCAACTCAAGTAGGTACGTCATTTACAGTTAATTCATATCAACTTCAATAAATACAAATATTTATAATAAATTAATAATTATGAGCATTTTAAACAAATTAACAAACCAAGGTTCACCTTTATCTAACGTTAATGGGTCAAGACCTGCAAACACAGCTGCAGAAGGAATTATTCCTGTTGAATCAAACTTAGGATTAAATGGTGCTACACCACCAAAATATAGCGATAATTTACCTAACTAGATATGGGATTAGTTGATTTAAGAACAGACCTTAAATCACTAAGATTTGGAAAAGATAGAGTAGGAGGAGGAAGCAGTAATCAACCTTATATTCAATCCCCACTTCCTGAGACTCTTAGTGATACTAATAAAACAGGAGGTATTGACTTTTTGTTAAGGGGAGGTTCTTTAATTCCTAGTAGAATTGGAAAAGATGTATCTAGAATAACCCAAATGTTTTTTGATTTTAAGTCTCCCAATGGCTTATTATTTACAGCTAAACAAAATTTACTTTCTAGAGCTAATGTTAAAACTCAAGCTAGTCCTATAGCATTTAATAATGGAGTTTATTTACCAACTTCTACAATATTACAAACAGGAGTTAATGCATTAGGAATTCACTTGAACAAACAAGGAATTGATCCTTTTGCAGGTATAGGAAAACAAGGAGGAGGAATTTTTGGTTTATTTGGACAAAGTGATCCTTTAGGTCAACCTGTTTATGGTGATGTTGTAGGTAAAAATCAACCAATTTCTGATAATAGATTAATTAAATTAACTGAAGATAAAATATATAATATATCAAATAACCCAAGTTTACTACGTGAATATGATGGTGGCCCCGGTTCTATATTAGGAATCACAGGTAAAACAATAATAAATAGAGTCTCTAATACTAGAGATTGGATTAATAGTCTTTCTACTAAACAAAGTAATGTTGCATCTTGGAATCCTACTCAATTACAAGTGGGTTCTACTACAACTTTAAATACAAACCCCAATATAGGTTTTGGGCTAGCTGGTGCTGTAAATGCAGCTGTTACACTTGCAAATACTCTTACAGGTAGAAAAACTAGAACAAATCCAATGATAACGGATGATTTTAGATCCAAAATCACCCCAGAAGACCCATTAAGATCAAATTTACCTGCAAAAGCAATAAATTATCATACTAAA